TGTGGTATCCGAGATGACATGGGTATGAACCGTATTTGCCTTGGTTGCCAGACCATTGGTAAGGTCTGTGGTGGTTGCGTAAGAACCGACCGCCTGCTTTCCGTCAAGGGCGGTCTGGAGCCCGGTGACGTTCGCAATGGTGTGAGTATGACCCAGAAGGGAATACCTCGCATCACCACGAGTATCATTGAGGTACTGGGAGTGGTCGTCGTCTGCGAGACCTGTCAGCGCGCCATGGTCGGTAACTCCACCCCCGCCACCTGCTGGGAGATCGATATTCCCGTAGGCGTCGGGGAAATAACCATCGACACTTCGTACTGGGTCGTACAGATCAGGGTCCGGAAGGAGCATCCCGACAGCATCAGGCAGGTTCAGGGCAACGCCGGTCGTGACCTCAACTACCTTGGTGGCCCTGTACAGCTCTGAGAGCCTCATGGAGACCTGATAGACCCCCGAGGGTAGCGTTTGGTTCAACTGGCCTGCGGGGACGTCTACAACGGTCCTGACAGGCAGTACGACCCCGTCTGCGTCGTCTGGGATCTCGATCGACTCCAAGAGGAGGAACACGATGGTGCCGACAGCCAACGCCCCTGCTGGGGTGTACCAGGTGCCGGTCACGGTGCCGGTAGGCACAGAGGCTGGTAGAACCATGATGATCCGTTCTAAGAGTTTAGTCATGACTGAAACTATCAAGCGTCAGAATGGTAGGATTCGAACCTACGACCGCCCGCTTCCAAAGCGGCTACTCTACCAAGCTGAGCTACATTCTGATGTGTTCATTTTATGGTGCTGTTCAGAAAACGTGAACACGAGGTTTTTCTGAACAAGAGCCGCAACGAGGACTTGAACCCCGAACCACCTGTTTACAAGACAGGTGCTCTACCATATTGAGCTACAACGGCATGTCAAGCGGGTAGGAGTCGAACCTACGAAGGCAAACCACGCGCTTGGGCGCGTATCGGCCTACCTACAAACCCAAGTGCCAGCATCGCCACTAGTTGTATACTGCTGGATCACGCCTGTCTGCGGGGCCAGGAGGACTCGAACCTCCAACCGCGCTTTTGGAGAGCGCTATTTTGCCGACTAAACTATGTCCCCGAGGCGCAAGCAACCTTTGACGGGGCTTAAACCCTTCGCGCCTTTGTTTTTAGCAGTTACACGGCCCGGTCTGATCAGCACCGTAATCGCGCCTACCTGTCCCGAAACACAGCGGGCAGTCCGGGTCTGCCTTCATAATCACCATGCTGCCGACCTAGGATTCGAACCTAGAACAGGTGGTTCAGAGCCACCGGTGTTGCCAGTTACACCAATCAGCATTGCCTGTGTTCCTCGCACACGGACCCCCGGAATCAAACGTTCCGGCTGGTAACAGTACCGTGCTGTGTGGTCATCCATCCTGGACTTGAACCAGGAACCAAGAGCTTAAGAGGCTCCTGCTCTACCACTTGAGCTAATGGACGATGTGCTTAACATCCACAAGGACGCCACGAGCCCAGCATCCAAAAGAAGCCGGTACCATGACACCTGGGGCACGCTGGGTCTGCCACTTTCCTCCTTGACGTGGTCGGTAGGGGTGGGACTCGAACCCACTGATCCCGGTTTCACAAACCGGTGCCTCGGCCACTTCGGCATCCCTCCTGCTCCAACACTTGGATTCGAACCAAGAACCGCCGACTTAACAGGTCGGAACTCTGCCGTTGAGTTATGCTGGATTACAGGCCACTCGATACACCCCGCCTAACTGGTACTAACAACCAGTGCGCAAGCATCGCTGGACCATAGACAGTTCCTACATGCGTGAGTGTACTGTCAACTAAACTGCCGCCCATGAAGGATTTGAACCTCCGCAAACCCAGGTTCGTAGCCTGGTGCTCTCTCCGGACTGAGCTAATGAGCGATTGTACCCCTCCCCAGATTCGAACTGGGATCATCTCGGGTCTGAGCCGAGCGCCTCTGCCAATTGGACTAGAGGGGCGTGTGCGATAAGGGATTTGAACCGATGACTTCTTCCATATCAGGGAAGCGCTCTGACCTGGCTGAGCTAATCGCACAGAAGATCGAGACAAGCCGGATTTGTAGAACCCGTCCTACAGGTTGGGTTCGCGCTCCGGAGGGGTCCTGTAGTGCCCTCTCGATCTCGTACCGCACCGTGGATTTGCACCACGACAACAGGAGCTTATGAGACTCCCTGCGCACTACGCGCACGGTTCGCGCCCGTTTTGATTCCCAGACTGGCTCCGAACTGGGTACAGCGGTCTTAATCGGTGCTCTGCGAACAGGACAGCATGTGGTTGTCCGGCTCGTTGCCGCACTCACCGCACAAGGGCGTCACTGGATCTGGCTCATGCGGGTTCCCTACGCTTGGGGTTGAATTCGCACCACTCTTCGTGGTTTCCACCCTTGCCACCGCACTTCATGCAGGTGGTTGGTCGTAAGTCGGTCATACGTTCTTGGCCACAATCTGTTGGGACCACTCGACATCGATATGGGACACGATCTCCCACCCCGATGACTCGATCATCTTGGAGTATCCTTCTCGATCCCAGGACCACGCGTGGTTCCACTCATGGTACTGGGCTGTCTCCGAATGTGGAGACGAGAAGATCGCGTACTGGACTTCTCGGTCCTTCAGGTTCCACAGGAACCCATGCGGATCTTCCAGGTGTTCCAGCATCTCGGTACACACAACCACAGGAGCAAGCTCCAGGGTAGCATCCTCGGTTACGTTGCCGTACCTCAAATCCACCCCACGAACTTCACGCCCGTACTTGATGCTGACCTCAATGACGTCGTATCCAAACGAGTTCTCACGATACGGGTATTCAAGGAGGTCCAGCAGACCACCATCACAAGAACCCAAGTCACAGATCGTCGTAGTACCCACCAAGTACGCGTAGTCGCACGCTGTTTGCGCTGCCGACTTCAAACGCGCCTGGTGTACACGGTTGTCGATGTGGTTCACATGGGGCTGATCGACCCACCAGAGTGGGTCTAGCCACTCAGGCGGACTCAGGGGGTCGAAAAGCCTGGCTTCCATGGCTTACACGGCCTCGATGAGCAGAGAAGCACCCGCAGTCGCCGTGTACTGGAGGAATACGGCATACGTGCCCGCAGGAGCCTGGTGGCCGCCCATATCAGCAAAACCGGTAATCACCGTACCCTTGGGGACGATATCCACAGGCTTACGCTTCCACACACCGTTTTCCAGCTCAGCGACAAGCCACTGGGCAACCCCGAGCTTGGCACCCCCAGAACCCGCAGTGAGGTTCACATAGACCTCGGTTACTCCACCATTCCCACCCTGCCACGGCAGGGTCGTGATGGACTCGTTCAGGACATCAGGAAGCGTGGCAGGAACAAAAACAGACTGGAACATGGATTCCTTCTCTTCTTCGACAGGAGGTTCAGGCAGCGGAGGTTCAACATCCGGGATCGCAGCAGCCTGCGCCCGGAAAACGTTCATATCGATCATCTGGCCGGGAGCCCAACCTGGGTCCCACTTCCCGTCGTACCCACGACCATTCACCTCACCATGACCTCGAACGTATTCGAGGTTGCCATCTGCGAACAGATCGGCCACGGTACGACCAAACTTCTTGGAGGTGGCGTACTGCGCATCGGTCATGGGCTTGTTTCCTGGGTACACGATCTCCAGGCCTACGGTGTAGTAGTTCCGGTTGCCTGCGTAGGGGCTTAGAGGGCCCTGAGACGGCCCGTAGCCGCCTCCTGCGTGCCAGGTAAGCCCAGAGGCGATCACAGTCACCGAGCCGTCAGCGTTGCCGCTGAAGTTGCACAGGGCGTTGCCATAGGCCCAGTCCTGCTTGCTGTAGACCAGACCCTCGTAGGCCGATCCGTAGTTGGAACCCGTGTGGTGGATGATCGCACCACGAATATCGATCTGAGGAGTGTCTTCGTTACCACGGCCGTACCAGCCATCCCACTCGTGGACAACCACACCGCGTGCTCTTAGTTCGTTGACAAGAATCTGAACATCGCTCAACGTCGAATCGCAATCTCATGTAGGTCTTTGGTTGATACATCGCCATCGGTGTTTCCAGCCGAGTTACCAGGAACCCCATTGGGTCCCAGCTTCAGGGAAGCCGTGTACTGGTGGATGTACACCCTGTCGGTCTTGTACTTCGGGAATCCTGGAGTAGCACCTGTGAAGGTGCCGTAATCCGCGATCCACAAGTGTGTCTTGTCGTCCATCCACGACTCACCACCAAGCCAGGTGTCGACAAACGATCCGGAGGTGTAGATCAGCATCTCCTCGACGCCTGTGTAACCCCGGAAGGCTGCGATGAATCTCTGGCAGAACTCCTTGCCCGGCTTCTGGTCTTCGTAATCCAGAGCAGGAGGAAGCATCATGTCACCACGGTAGGTGACTCTCATGAAGTTGGTGGCGAAATGGAGAGCCTGCTTCTCAGGCGAACCCTGATCGACAAACGCTCGGTGATAGGTTCCCGGAAGAATGGCATTCTGGTACATGCCCGCATAATTTGCTTGCGCGGCAGTGTCAACCTCTGCCAGTCCTCGGGTGACTCGGGTGATACCAAATTTGATATCGGTTGTGTTCTTCAGGGTTTGCCAATTGATGGTTCCCTGAAGGGACGATACGTCAATCCCCTTGATTGGGTCGGTCATGTCTCTCCTTTAGTGGAAGCCCCAACCAGGAGTCGGTGGAAAGGAGAGTAAACACCACTCAACTGGTTGGGGAACTTCTCATGGTTACGCGGACTTCTGTGCGCGCTCTCGGAAGTAGGTAGCAATATCCGTGATATCTGCTTCCTTGCCTTCTCGTTCGACCTCGATGCGAACGCGACGACGGTCGCCTTCGGTAATCAGGAGGTTGGAAAGAGCGGTGTTGATAGCAGCGAACATAACGCTGCTTGGGTTCTTTTGTCGGAGTAGCTTGTTGATGTGGTACATGACGTACCTCGCATACTGCCAATCCGAAGGCTCGTAATATCGAGCCTGAGCCGACTCCTTCAAGGAGTAGTAAAAGTCCACAACCATTGGATGTGGGTCGTCCAGAGCAAGTTCCGGAGCGATAACCAGTCCTGCGGCTGCAAGCTTCTCGATCGGAATGACATCGGCATTCCGACGAATCCGATCTTCGCTGCGCTTCGGTACTGGACCGGTGATCTTAGCCACGAGAATCACCACAGGTGATCTCTCGGAGTGCTTCATGTTCCATGAAGTACGTCATTACTCCTCCTGGGAGTCTAGTTACGGGCCTTCCTGAGGCCCGGATGGTGTTCTGAAGGTCTCTTGGTCAACCTCTTCCTTCGGATACGCTCAAACACTCCTTCTCTGGAGGATTTGATACTATGGCAGGAGCTGCAAGCTCCTTGGAGGTTGTTGAGATTATGGTCATCTCCTGGAATTATATGATCCACGTCGGTTGCCCTCACGGTGCAACCTCTGTATCGGAGTTGACATGTATTTCCATCCCTTGCCAGAATGGTCCGCCTCAAAGCGGACCAGTTCGGAGGGAGTTGTCTAGTTGAAGTTTCCCAACCCATCGGTTTCTCCTTGGGTACAACCGAACGGTTTTAGAGAGGTTGTACCCTTATTGGAGGTCTTTGGGACCTCCATAAAATTTTAACCAACCTCTTGGACTCCCTAGGGGTCGTCCAAGGGGGGACAACCGAACGATGAGTGAGGTTGAACCCCCCTACCCCCCAAAATACCAGGTCAGTAGGGTTTTTCTGTCTCTCACCCTTTATATACCTGTTACAGCAGCTTGTTTGCAACCATGTGTGATGCACCTCACACAGTAACCTTGAGTCACATTATATAGTTGCAGCTTCAACTACCTGCGGTTTTTCTCGCTGACCTGGGGTTTTCTCGTCATCAACCCGTACCGGGTCGGAGGGACGCT